GCCCGGCCTTTGATCTCGTCTCGTGTCGTGCAGCACTTCCGCCCGGCGATCGCGGCATATGCCATCTCGGGCGAAAATTTGAGTTCGATGACGCTCATGCCGGCCCCACCTCACCGGGCTGCGGCGCGTTCACGGCGTCGATGCACTTCGAGCAGAGGCACCTCGAGACGAAGAGCCGCGACGTCCTCCGCTGCGCGTCCGTCACCGGGGTACCGCACTCTTCGCAGACGGCGACGGCCTCACCCGACGGGGCCGGCACCTTCGCGGCGGGCTTCGGCACGGCTTTGACGGGGGCGGGTGCCGGCTCGGCGGGAGAGGGGACGTGCATTTCCTTCTCCGCCTTCCGCTGGCACGGGCCGCAGATCATCTGTCCGTCGCGCTCGCGGATCGGCAGCGCGGGGTATTCGTCGTTGCCGCGCCCGCAGACATCGCACCGGAGGACGGGGCCAGCGTCCGGGCCTGGGGCCGGCTTGGGTTCGGCAATCGTCGATACGGGCCGGGACGTGTCGGGGATCTCCCTCGGCACGTGGTCCATCTCATCTTCGGTGTAGAGTCCCGAGAGCGCGAACGCCCGGCGGAGCGCGTGGACTTCGGCCGTCTTGCGGAGCATGGTCCGGGGCTTCGTCCGCCACAAGGGGTTCTTCGCGTCCTTGCCGTACTCGGACCAGTAGACTTCCGCCACGATCGGGTGCGTCATGTCGTTCCGCCAGACGGTCGCGCGGGCCACCGGGTCATCGCCGTTCGGGTCGACGATCTTCGGGATGCTGAGCCCCGCGGCCGAGTCGGCCAGGATCGCCGCTTCCACGTCGGCCCAGCCGGTCGAGAGGGTGTCGGTCACGCGATCACCCCTCGCTCGATGTCGGCGATGGCCTGGACGAACGGGTAGACTTGCGCCGGGACGACGGCGTTCCCGAGGGCTCGCAGTCGGTGTACCCGATTGGGAACCCCATGAGATACTCGACAAACTCCGGCGCGAGCGAGCCATTCGTCTTCGTCGGCCCGACTGCCCGCCCAAGAAGGCAGTTTACCGGGACGTTCGCACAGTCGCCCGTGTCCTTGTGGTCGCGGCTCGTCGGCGTCGGCCAGAGATGCACCGCCGTCGCGAGGCCGTCGCCCGATCGCTCCGAGAGGCCCTTGCGGTTGTTGTTCCCGGTCCCGGTCGGCGTCGGCCACATCCGTACGGCTTCCACGAGGTTCATCCCGTAGTCGTCGCCCTTCGCGTTGACCGTTCGCCCCGTCTCGTCCAGGTGCCTCGTCTCCGAGTGGTCCGGCATCACGACCTGCGGTGTTGACCACAATGAAGCACCGGGCGCGCTGGTGGGGGGCACCGACGCCCGCAGCCGGAACAACGAACGCCCGGACGGCGTAGCCGAGACGCTCCAGGTCAGCAGCGCAATCGTCGAGCGCCATGCCGACGAACCCAGCAACGTTCTCTCCAAGCACCCAAGCCGGCCGGCACTCCGACACGATCCGGCACATCTCAAGCCAGAGGAAACGGTCGTCCGCAGCGCCTCGTCGCTTCCCGGCGCAGGAGAACGGCTGGCAGGGAAAGCCGCCGGAGACGAGGGTCGGGCGTCCGATGCCGGCGTCCCGAAGAGCGTCTGCTGTAACGTCCCGGACGTCGTCGAATCGCGGTACTCCCGGCCAGTGTTTGGCCAGGACTCTTCGGCAGTAGTTGTCACGTTCCACCTGTGCAATAGTTTCAAAGCCGGCCGCTTCGGCCGCGAGGTCGATGCCCCCGATCCCCGTGAAGAGGGAGAGGTGCGTCAGGCCGGTCATGCGTGGAGGGGGCCGGCGTTACCCGTCGCCGGGGCGGAGGTCGAATATTCAGGCGTCAGCAAGCCGAGCGCGACCGAGTCCCGCCGGCCTTCGAGGAGCGCGGCGAGGTCGGAGCACCAGGCGTGGTAGTGGCACCCGGCGAGCTCGACATGGAGCGCGTCGCCGCTGACCGTCGCGCGGCCGATCCGGTCGTACAGGGCGGCCACCACGTCGATCGGTCTGTGCATCAGGCCGGCGATCAGGTCGTGGTAGTCGTCGAGCCGGATCGCGGCCGACCGCTCGGGGGTCTGGAGCAGGAGACAGCCGGCGAGCGCACCGCGGCCAACCCGGACGGTGCCGGCGGTCGTGCGGGCGATCATGACAACCGCCCCTGCGAGAGGACCGTCTGCCGCGCGAGCATGGTCTTGTCGAGGCAGATCAGGCAGAGCCCGACCTCAGCATCGACGACGAGCCGGATCCCGCATCGCGGGCAGGTCTGCCGCGTCGCGGTCCTGGTGTCGGTCGGGTTCATGCGTCCGTCTCCTCGCGGGGCGCGAGCGGGTCGAAGGTCGCCTCGAAGTCGAGCTTCACGCGCTCCGAGCCCTCGCGGATGTCACAGAGGCTGTGCACCGCGGCCTTTCCGATCTCCCGCTCCGCGTCAGGCAGCTTGACCGAGTAGGTGGCGACCTTGCGGAACGCCTTCGGGTACTCGGCCTTGAACCGCTCCACGTCGAGGACACGGGTCCGCGCGCCGGGCGAGACGACGAGCCGGACGATCCCGTGGCCGAGGTCAACCTCTGTCCGGCCGGCCTCGCGGGCCTCGTCGATGTAGGCGAGCCGCTCCTCCTCGAGCTTGGCGACCCGTCGCTTCAGGCGAACGATCTCCTGTTCGGTGCGCCATGCGAGCGTGAGCGCGTCCGTCTCCGGCTCGGCGATCATCTCCATTGCAAGGGGATGCAGGGCGAGCGGGTGCGACTCAGTCATAGCGGTCCCTCCGCGCTTCCCAGCGGTCTTCCGCCTCGCGTTCGGCGGCGTCGGCCGCGCAGTCGGTCGGGTCGTGGCCGCAGTCCTCGCCGCAGCGGTCGCAGTGCCGGCAGACGCGCGGGACGTAGTCGTTCGCGTCGTTCTCGTAGGCGGCGCGGGCGCGGTCCCATCCCGGCGGGAACTCGCTCATACGGCCCTCGCGGTCAATGCGTCGAGGTCGGCGCGGGCCATCGGCTCAGGTGCGGGCGGCGCGATGACGGCGCACGGGCGCTTGTCCCGGCCGATGTAGTGGTTCACGACCTGGCCGCCCACCATGTAGCAGACGCCGCACTTCTCGGGCAGGGAGAGCACCAGCATCCGGCCTTCGCTGCTCCATCCCGCGCGACCGACGACGAACGGGGCCGAGTCGCCGACCGGCACCTGCCAGACGTCGCAGTCCCCGCCCTCCATGATCAGGGCCGGCGCATCTTCGGCCGTGATGACGAACTGGTCGAGCCCGACGGCGATGCGGATTGCCCCGCCAAAAAACCGCGCAGCCCCGATTTGTTCCCAGCGGCCGCTCATGCCATCCCCCGGAGCCGGCGCTCGTTCGCGGGCGTGTTGGCGATGGTCCGGTAGAGCAGTTCCGCGCCGGAAAAACCTTCAAGTTCTTCGGCACATAGTATAGCGGCGATCTCTCCCAGCGTGCAGCCAGCGGAGACGCCTCCAACCTCGTTTTTTGTCATGCTTTCTTCCCCTTCTTCCGCCGGGCGAGTTCGGCCCGGACCGCGGCCCGCAGGAACCGCGAGACGTTCTCTTCGTCGTCTGATTCGACCGCCACCAGGACCGCATCATACAGGTCGTCCGGCAGCGCAAAATTAAACCGTTTCATGGGTTTTGTTTTACCTCCGTTTTTTACTAATAATTAATACGCCGTGTTAATATTTAATAGTTTCTAATTTAACTTTTAGTTGTACAGAATATAAATTAAGCGGAAGCGTTCGCGAAAGAAAAGGGGGTCAGACGGCCGCCGCGATCACGCTGGCGACGTAGCCGATCCCTTCGGCCCAGGTGCAGACCACCCGCGAGCCGGACGCCGCCACGCCCCGGGCCGTGATGGTGCCGCCGCGGTCGAGGGCGACCGCGACCGAGCCCGTCCCGACGACCGACCCGGCCGTGCCGGTGAGGGCCGGCGGCAGGGTCTTGAGGACACTCCGCGCGATGGCCTCGATCTCCGTCGCCGGGTCGGGGGCCCTCGTCCGGGCGATCTGTCGTTCGATTGAAAACTTCCGCGCCGGCACGGCGGTGATCGCAACGTCGCACTTCGCGAGCCCGACGGAGTACGAAATATCGACGATGCGGAAGAGCACCGGCGTCGTTCCGTCGTCCTCGTACTCGGGGATCTGGTCGTGGCCGCGGAACCAGAGCCGCTGGAACAGTTGCAGGTCCGTGCGCCGGATGAACTTCGCCGTCACCGTGCCCCAGTCCTCGGCGAAGTAGGCGAGCAGGGCGTCCCGGAGCGCCTCCGCTGTCGCCGTGGATATGGGCGCCTCGACCGTCTCGACGTGCTCGATCCAGTGCTCGAGCCCGTTGCGGTCCGCGATCCAGTCCGTCGTTTCGAGGATCTCGTCGGGGGTCGCGCCGGTGCCGAGGTGGTAGCGGACCACCACGGCGTTGGCTACGTCGCTCATGTCCTCCGCGTACTTCACCGCGCCCGCGAGGGTCGGATCATACGGCGGGATCTCGATGACGGGGAGCCCGAGCGCCGTGTCGAGGTCGGCCTCGTCGCACCAGTACAGGGCCGGCACGGTGGTCGGCGGCGTCGTGCCAGTGTCCTCCGGCGTCGGCGTGAACTCCATCGCCGCGAGGTTCATATGCAGCAGGTCCGCGACATCGTCGCCCGCGTTGTCGAACAGGAGTTTGATCGTGTGGTTGCCGGCCGTCCCGATCACGACATCGCAGGTGTCGGTATTCCAGTCGAAGGTCGAATACGAGCCGGTCCCGTCGACGCTGATCGTATCGACGAGCGCCCCGTCGAGGTAGACTTTAAAGGACCGTGCGCCCGTGGCCGCCGCGCTCGCCGTCCTGAACCGGGCCACGTAGGTATCGGCGACGGGGAAGTTCACCGTGTACTGCAGCCACTCGCCGTCCCGGATCCACCCGACGTTGTACCCGGCCTCGCTCGCAAAGTACTCGATATCGACGCCGTCCTTTCGGTACGCCCCGCCGAGGTTCGCCGCGGTCGTGTCGTGATACCCGACGCCCTCGCCGCCCGCATCGTAGTCCTCAGCCTCCTTGCGGATGATCCGGTACGCCGGGTCCTGGTGGCCGATGGTCGGCGTCTTCCCCACGTCGATCCAGCGCGGATAGAAGATGCAGCCGAGCCTGGCCGCGACCGCCTGATAGACCGCCATGTGAGACGAGGTGGTCGGGCAGACGATGTCGCGGACGGGTAGGGCGTCAGTCCCCCACGCGGCGGGCGCGTCGACGTCCACGTTCGACAGATCGAAGAGGTCGCGGCTCGGGTCGGCGATGTCCGTCCAGTGGGTCGGGTAGGACATCCGGTCATAGATCCACTGCCCCGGACTCGCCGTCGTGCTCGGCAGGGTGCACCAGGAGATGGGCATGTATGCCGACGCGATGTAGTACCCATAATCCCATCCCTTGTAGTTCGTGCTGTTCTTCGCCGCCTGGATCGTCGAGGTCTGCGCGGGCAGAAAGCCGAAGAAGATCAGCCGGTCGACGCCGTTGTGGTCGGGCTCGACGAGCTTGACGCGGGTGAAGTTCGTCCCCTGCGGGACCAGGTCGTGGATCGTCACGTCGGCGGAGTACATCACGTCGGACGCCGAGCGCCGGACCGTGTAGGAGACGAGCGCCCGCTCCTTGACGGCGTCGAAGTCCGACCAGTCGAACGGCACGTCAAAGAGCGCCGCCGGCCGGTTGACGAGCGGTGACCACGGGTTGCAGTCCGCGCCCGTGTACGTGATCGTCGGCTCGATGGCGAGGCACGGCCGGACGGTGATCCAGTCGAGAGCCATGCTCGCGCCGATGTTGTAGGTCGAGACGATGTGGATCGGAACGGCGGCGTCGGGGATCTGCTCGTCGTGTGTCGCGACCGCCACCCCGTCGATCAGGAACACGACCGCCGACGCCGACGCCCGCCGGATCGCCAGGGTGTGATAGCCCGCCGGCAGCGCGAGCGCCGTGCTCTCCCCCATGGCGTCGTTCCGGGTGTATGTGGCCAGGGTGGTGCCGTACACGAGAAGGGCATAGTCCGACCCGTAGCCCCCGTACCCGATCTCCGTGTAGGAGGCCGAGCCCGGCGTGTAGGTGAGGCGGGCGCGGAGCTCCGTCCCGATGCCGAGCGCGGCGATCGACGAGACGCCGAACTCGCCAAACCCCCCCGTGATCGTCAGGGTGCCGCCAGAGACGGCCGTGCCGCCGAGGTCGGTCCAGATCGCGGTATCGACGGCGGCACCGCTGAACGCATCCAGCACCGGGCAGAACGTGTCGTCCGACGCCGAGACGGCCGCGCCATTCCCGTAGAGGACGGAGAGCCGCTCCTGCCCGGGCCGGATCTCGATGAGGAACGTCGCCGTTGTGCCGGCCGTGTAGGACTCCAGCCGGTGCGTGCAGGGCTCCATCCCCTCGTCGCGGAACCGGAGGTCGCGGAAGTCCTGCCGCATCCCGGGTTTCCACGCGACCGTGAACGGCACGACGTAGCAGGGTATCGCGTCCGTCGGGACCGTGGCGGGCCGGAGGGTGGGCGCGCTGGCGGCGATCCCGCGGGCCGGGTCGCCCGCGTACGTGTCGTCCAGACAGGCCGGCCCCGTCGCCGGGGCGATCCCGACATAGACCGCCGTGTCTCCGGCCGTCGTGAACGCGAACGAGCACCGATACCGGCCGCCGCCGAGGGCGACACATGCCGGAGCCGTGACGCCGCCCGACTCCCCGACCGTGCCGGCGGAAAGGTCGAAGAAGGCCCACGCGGCCGTCATGTCGCCGAACGCGGATAGACAGGCGTGGGTGCGGCCCCGCGCCTCGACCACGACAGAGAGGGCGTGGCCCGTGTACGGTGAGACCCCCACACGCCGCTCCGCCACATGCAGCGAGTGTGCGACCGTCTCCCGGATCAGGCCCCCGGCCCCGAGCGTCGCCGCGCGGGGGGCCCATGCCGAGACCTCGGTCGCGGCGCACAACAGGTTGACCGGCTCGAGCTGCGGCAGGGTCGCGTAGATCCCTTTCGCCGCGTCCCCGGCGTACTCGTCGGACCAGCAGGACGAGCCGGCCACGGACGGCGCCACGCCCACGCCGATCAGGGTGTCCGCGCCGGAGTTGAACGTGAACGAGCACCGGAACCAGCCGTCGCCCTCGTCAGAGACGCAGGTGGCATCGACGCCGGACGCCGCGCCCCATCCGCCGACGGCCAGGTCAAAGTACGCCCATGCCGTCGTCTCGTCGCCGAGCGCGTGGAGGCAGGCATACGTCCGGTCCTGTGCGTGCAGGTAGACGGAGAGCGTGTAATCCGTGTTCGGCAGGACCGCCACGGGCTTGTCGAGGAAGTGGCTGCTGGTCGCCGTCGTCTCGAGGATCAGATCGGCCGAGACGTCGCCGCCCGGTGCCGCGAGCGCGTCCGGGGTAACCGTCGCCTCGTAGGCGGGCCACTCCGAGAGCGGCGAGCCGTGCAGGAGGTTGACGGTCGGCGGCGAGTCGACGGCGTACTCGAGCGAATACGGCCACTGAAAATAAGTTTCGCGGGCCATGACCCGCCCCTCAGCTCAGTACCTGCGGCTCGGCGTGGACCGTGATCCCCGTGATGTGCTGGACCGGGTCGAGGTTCTGTACGGTGACCAGATACGCCTTGTGGCCGGGCAGGACCGAGAACGAGACGCCGGTGATGGTCGGGGACTTGAAGGTGACCGGCACGTCAACTATCTGCGTGGGAAATGCCCCGAGCAGGCCGACGGTTGGGCCGGAGTACACATACACCCGCGCCCCAGCCGTGGCGTCCGCGTGGAGGGTCATAAGTGCCGTGATGCCGAGGGCGACGACCGCCGAGCCATCGACCGCGGTTGACGGGTCCGTGGTCGCGTGTGGGCCAAGGTCGGCGGCGGTCAGGATTGTTACCGGTGAAATGCTGAGTGTCATGATGATGGTGTCTCCTGGATAAATCCGATGGTGTAGCTCCACGCGCTCGGCGTCAGTTGCGTCTCCACGAACGGCTTGCAGATCATCACACCGTGGTAGAGCACGCCGTCGATGTTGAGCGTCTGGAGCGTGCCCTTCAAGGCGTCGAGCGCGTCGATCTCATCGTGGCTATCCGCCAGGCAGGTGAAGACCCACTTCATCTTTGAGCGGGTGCTGCCCTGCACGCCCACCCCGCCGCCGTGAAGGTCGGTCTCGTTGCAGACGGGGTCATGGTCGAATGACGGCAGGTTGGGGTGGCTCAGGGCCACCGTGGCGTATGATACGGCAGTCATTCAGAGCACCCCCTTCGCGATCCGGCTCGACTTCCAGCGCCCGACATCCTCGCGGAAGCGGTCGTATGAGTAGTCCTCGGAGAGCTTGACGTCGCCGTGAACGATCACGTCACCGCCACCGGAGCCGCCGAGCTGGTCGATCTTCGCCGCGAGCGCCTGCACGGCCGACAACAGCCCGGCGTCGTACTCCTTCGTCTGTGCCGGCGACAGAACGCGCTCGTTCTTGAGGAGGACTGCAAGCTGCTCATTCTCGGCGATGCCCCCCGAGTGGTAGTACGTCGCCTTGCCGCCGATGTACCGGCCGATCTTGTGGCCGTCCGGGCTGTAGATGTAATCGCCGTAATAGCTCCTCGACGAGTTCCCCCCGACCTGGACGCCGTCGCTGTCGTACCGCTTCTCGTCGGAAACGACGTTGCTCGGGGAGTAGGTCGTGCCGCTCGAGCCGCCACCGCCGAGGAAGGTGGTCGCCCCCTGCACGACCTCTTCAACCGTGCGCTGGATGGTCGTGACGACCATCTCGATCGGCTTGCCGAGGATCTCCTTTGCCGCGTTCCAGACGCGGCGCGCCGCCGACTCGACCGCCGCCTGTATTGCCTTCCATGCGTCCGGGACGGCCCCCGCGATCGCCGACCACGCGGCCCCGATGGCGCTCTTCGCCTCGCCCGCACCACCACCGGAGAGCCACGACCAGATCGCCCGCGCTGCCGCGAGCACGGCGGCCATGATCGCCTTCCACGCGTCCGGGACGGCCCCCGCGATGGTGGACCAGATCGACTTAACCGCCGTGTCCGCGCCGGCCTTCCCTTCGCCCGTGAGCCACGCCCAGATGGCCTGAGCCGCCGCGACGACCGCCGCCTGTATTGCCGACCACGCGGCCGGAACCGCGCCCTGGATCCACGTCCAGATCGACGCCACGGCCGCACCTGCGAGCCGGACGCCTTCGGTCGATAACCAGGTCCAGATCAGCCCCGCGGCCGTCGCGACGGCCGTCTGTATCGCCGCCCACGCCGTAGGGATCGTGACCGTGATCGCGGTCCATATCGCCTGCATCGCCGCGACGACGAGCGGCGGGCCGTTGGTCAGGATCCACGTCCCGAGGGCGACGAGCGCCGTGCCGACGGCCTGGATGATGGAGCCCCACGCCACAGGCACGTAGGCGAGGACGGCGTCCCACAGCCCCTTGATGGCCACGACCACGCCGTTCCCATCACCGCCCCCGAAGAGGCTGGCGATCACGTTCCACGCGGCAACGATGACATCGCGCGCGCGCTCGAAGACGCCGCCGGCTTTGTTCACCTCCTCCCACAGGTCGCCGAAGAACCCGACCACGCCCTTGATGGCGGGGCCGAGCGTCTCGCCGATCCACGTCGCGACGGCCTGGATCGCCGGGCCGAGCACGCTGCCGATGAACCCGCCGACCCTGAGCGCGACATCCCCGAGGTCTTTGAAGAGCCCGAGGACCATCTCGATCGGCCCCTCGCCGTCTTCCATCTCGCCGAAGAGCTCGCCGACAAAGCCGATCACGCCGTCGATGATCGGGCCGAACGTGTCGCCGAGCCACGACGCGAAGCCCTCGAAGACCCCGCCGAGCCATTCGACGATCCCGCCGACAAAGTTAAACTGCTTGTTCAGGAGGTAGAGCCCCGCGACCACGGCGGCGATCACCGCGATCGGCGCGATGAGCGGCGCGAGGAACGCCGCGAGAGCACCCGCGGCGCCCATTACCGTCGCACTGAGCCCGCCGACCACGGCCGCGAGCCCGCCGCCGGCACCGATGGCCCCTGCAAGCGAGACGGCCGCGGGCACGACCATCGCGATCGCCGGGCCGACCACCATCGCCGCGGACGCCACGCCCTCGAACGGCTTGAGGACGTCGCCGAGCCCCTGCTTGAGCTTGGTGATCTCGAACGCGAACTTATCCATCGTCCCGAACTGCGAGTTCTGCGCGTCCGCGAACTCCTGCGCCGTGCCGGCAACGTTCGAGACCTGCGCCCCGTAGGCCTGCAGCTCGCCCTCGGTCAGCCCGATCGAGTCGTAGAACTTCGAGATGTCCCCGTCGGCCGCGTTGATCGCCTCGGTGAGTTCGGTCGTTGCCTTGCGGCCCGTGATGCCCCGGTCGGCGAAGCTCATCAGGATCGCCTCGACATCCGTGAGCCCCATGCCCATCTCGCCGAGGTCCGGGCCCATGCGGGTCATCATCGTCGAGAAGTCGCCGAGGTCCACGTTCGACTTACGGAACATGACCGCGAGCCCGTCGACGTATGCAGGCGCCTTCTCGAGCTCGATCCCGAGAGCGTTGAACGCCGGCACCATCGCATCCGTCAGGGCGTCGGCGTTCTGCCCGGTCGCGTCCGCGAGGGTGTCGAACGCCGACGCGGTCGCGCCCATGCTGTCGACGTTCGTCATCCCGCCGCGGGCGAGGATGTCGAGGGTCGCCGCAACCTCTTCGATCGGGCTGTCGACGGACTGGAGGGAGCGGGCCAGCTCCTTCACGGCATCGGCCGGCAGTCCCATCGACGCGGCGGTGGTCGCGAAGCTCGCATCCATGCCCCGGTTCGCGTCGATCAGGGCCGTTGCCGCTGCCCCGGCGACACCGATGCCGGCGCCGATTGCCACGCCCGCCCCAGCGATCTTCTGCGCGGTTGCGCCGACCGTCGCGGACGCTCTGTCCTCCGCGACGATGCTGAAAACGAGTTCGCCCAGGTTTACCATCTATCCCTCCTTGCGCCCGTTGACCCACTCGATCCAGAAGTAGCGCACCTCTTCGTCGAGCGCCGCCCACTCGGCAGGGTCGAGGATCCTGAGATAGTGGAGCAGGGCACCATAGTTCTGGCCCGCTCTACTGCGCGCGAAAGTTGCGCAGGTCCTCGCGCTTCTTCCCCTCGTTGTTGGCGATCTCCCGGTATCCGAGGAAGACGGCCCCCTGGTCGAGCGGCGAGAAGGCGTCGGGGTTGGCCGCGAGCCAATCATAGATCTCGTCCGGGGTCCGGGCCGGGTCGTACAGGATCATCGAGAAGAGCCGGTTCGAGAGCTCCTCGACGGCCGCGGACTCCTCGGGGGTCGGGTCGCGGATCTTCTCGATCACGGTCTCGCCGGCCTCGTTGGTGACCTCCCGCTGGAGCTTCGCCATCGTCTCGGCGATCCCGGCGTACGCCTTTTCGAGCCGGCCCGCTTCGGCCTTCGAGAGCCGGGTGCGTACCTTGATCATGTCGCCGCCGCCGAGGTCGATCTCGGCCGTGGCGTTCTTGACGCGCCGCTCGAGGATGGCGATCGCGTCGTTCGCGTCGCGGGCCTTCTTCGCGTCGAGGGCGGCGAAGGCCTTTGCGGCCTCCTGTGCCTCGGGGTCGTTCTTCAGTGCACGGGGCTGGCTCATACGTCCGACCACTGGATCGCGCAGAAGTCCCGGATCGCGACGTCCTGGTTGAGCTCGATCGGTGTGCGGCCCGTGCTCCACGGCCACCCGCCGTTCTTGAACCACGCGGTCGGGATCACGGCCTTCGTCGTGTGCCCGTCCTTGACGAGGTCGATCTCAAGCTCGAACGTCTCGGGGGCCCCGGCCGTCCATGTCGTGGTGCCGGCGATGCCGTCAAGCTTGATCTTCCCCGTTGCCGAGACGACGCCCTGGTTGAGATACCCGGTCACGGTCTTGAAGACCTTGTCCGTGTCGACCGTTCCCCCGACGAGCATCGTGGTCGGGAAGTAGAGCGCGTCCTCGATCGGCTCATCGTTGACATCCGTGCCGATGATGGACACGTACCCGGCGGTCGTGACGACGGCCGTGTCGAGGGTCGCCCGGATGGCCGACGGCGTCGGCATGGTCTTTGGCGCCGGCGTGAAGACCCCTGCGGCACCGAAGGCGGTCGCCGCCTTGACAACGACCGCCGTTCCCGAGACCGGGGTTGCGGTCAGCGACGGTACGATGTTCGTCGCGATGTTCTCACGCGCGAGCGCCTTCTTGATGGTCAGGGTGTACGAGTACTCGGTCGGGTATTCGATCGGTGCCCACTTGCCGGCGACCTTGTGGGTGTCGGTCTTGAGCTCCCACGAGAAGTCACACTCGACGTCCTGGATGGTGACGCCGTTCTTCTTAACGATGCCGTGCGAGTCGTTGTACTCGCCGAAATTTGCTACCGGTGTTGCAGTCATGGTGAATCAGTCCTGTAGTGAATACGCGAGGGCGTACCGCAGCGCGACGTGATGTCGGCCCGTGTCCGCCTCGAATTGTTCGGATCGCGATACCCGCCCCTGCACGATCAACCCCGCGATCTCGGTGCCGAAGAGGGCCGAGTCGACAAGGTCGGCGAGGGTGTCGACCTGGAGGGCCGTGCCGTCGTCGAAGACGTCGACCTGGAGGATCTGCCGGCTGTCCCGGTGCTTCGCCGACAGGTAGCCGGGGCGGGTCGCGGACGTCTCCGTGTTGGTCAGGAGGTAGATGCCCGGCACCTGCGCGACGGCCTCCCGGTTGCGGGGGTAGACGTACGCCCCACCGAGGGCCGTGGTGAGCGCCGTGTTGGCCTTGAGCGCCGTGATGATCGCGGCGGTGATGGCGACGGTCACGTGTCCTCCAGCGCGTCGCCGAGCGCCTCGGAGAGGATCGCCGCCGTCGTCTCGCGCTCCGAGACGATCGCGTCGAGAATGAACGGCCGGCCCTGCATCCGCGAGGTACCCTCGTGGACGGCCTCGGCGTACTCGACGGGGTCGCCGACGAGCCCGGTGACGGTGCGGCCGGTGATCTGGGTGTCGTGCTTGATGTTCGCCCGCAGGTGCCCGGTCTGGAACGGGGCCCGGTAGTACGGCGACGAGCCCGGGGAGCAGTTCAGCTTGGCCCGCCCTTCGACGTTGGCCGCGGCGAGCTTCATGCCCTCCGCGACCGCCGGGACGATCTTGATCGCGAGGTTGTCGAGCCGGGCCTTGAGCTGCTCCGGCGTCATCCGGGCCATCAGATGATCCCCCCGGTGAGGATCGACGAGAGGTCGAGCCCGCGCCCGGCGGCGACGAGCACCAGGACGATCGCCATGATGCGGAGCGTCCAGACGAGCGCCTGCCGGGCGTCGCCGTAAAACGCCTTGCTGTCCTTCTGCATGTCGCCGAGCTGCACCCGGATCTCCGAAACGTCGCGCTTGACGTCGCCCATGTCGCGTTCGAGCGTCCCGAACCGCTGTTCGACGAGCTGGTGCCGCATATTGCACTCGCGGTGCGATACCGGCGTTTCGTCGCTCATGCCGGCACCTCGCGCAGGGCTACCTCGTAGTGGTGGACCGCGCCGGGCCCGTTCGTCCGCACGCGGATCGCGTCGATGGCATACGTGCCGGAGTAGCCGGCCTGCGTGGTCACAACCCGGTACTCGCCGCCGGCCGCCGGGAAGGTCGGCGCGCCGATCTCCAGCACGGGGATCGACGAGTAGATGCCCTTTGTGATGTCGCCGGCGTACTCGTCCGACCAGCAGTCGGTGTCATCCGTTGCCGGGGCCACGCCGATCCCGAGGGTCGTGTCCGCGCCGCTGTTGACGCCGAACGAGCACCGGAACCCGCCATCGACGGGGGTGCACTGCGGGTC